TTACTATTCCTGATCCGCCATTACCGCCTTGCGATTGAGTTCCTTGGTCAGGGCCTCCACCACCACCACCGCCTGTGTTAGCTGTTCCATTACCGCCATTACCAGTATTGTTAATAACACCATTACCACCGCCACCATTACCGCCAGTTCCTTGTGTGCCATTTCTTGATGAACCACCACCGCCACCGCCATAATAAGTAGCTGAACCTGAAATAGAATTAGATATTCCTACACCGCCAGCACCACCGCCTGAACCTGAACCAGCAGCACCAGCACCTCCAGCACCACCGCCACCGCCACCACCATAAGCAGGGCTACTATTTGCACCTGATGCGCCATTATTTCCTTGTCCTGCTGTGCCAGTTCCACCAGCACCGCCTGAACCGCCTACACCACCGCCACCGCCTGAACCACCATTAGCTCCAGTAGTAACACCTGAATCTCCGTTAGCACCAAAACCACCACCTACGGCTGTTAAGCTAAATGCAGTTGAATTTGCACCATTAGTTTGTGCTGTATTTGAACCACCAGCACCAACAACTATAGAATATGCAGTTCCAGCATTAAGAGTTGTAGTTCCTGAAATTACACCTCCAGCACCACCGCCACCTCCATCTCCTGTTCCACCTGTTCCACCACCAGCAGTTAATAAATAGCTAACTGTGTAAGGGCCACCAGCAACAATTTGCCAAGATGAACCATTCCAAATTTCATAAGCTACAAGAGTAGTATTCCAACCTTGCTGACCTACAGTTGGGCTTGATGGTCTACCAGCAGTAGTCCATTGGGCTGGAGTTATGCCATTAGTTCCATCAATAATTACAGTCATAGTGCTACCCAAGATAAAGTTGCTTCATCCCATATAGCTGGTGTTTCAGGTCTTGGTGTTGGGGCTTCCCATGTCCAAGTATCTTGATTTAATGTCCAGCTAGGAAAAGGTTGTGGGGCATAGAAAACATCATTAGTAGCATCGTAAATATGCCCAATACCAGCATAGTTGCCTCTTAATGGAGTGCCACCTTGAGTATGTTTGTTTTCAAGAGTGTTATAGCTAGTTTGAATCCATGCGCCTGGCGATGAATCTACGAATGTGTCAAAAAACTCAGGTTTAGCAACAATGACTTGTGTTACTTTTCCATCAACTACTTTAGCAAAATGTCCCATGTTTTCCTCGTTAAGCTGTGTAACTGCCTGATGCAGTAAATTTAATAATAGTGTTAGAGCCTGAAGTAGTTACTGTTGGGCTTCCTGTTGTAGTTCCTGAATAACTTGATGTAGGAACAGAAAGAATTACAACACCTGAACCACCATTTGCACCATTATTTGTTGCATAAAAAGCGCCACCACCGCCACCGCCTGTATTGGCTGTGCCAGCAGTACCAGGGTTTCCTCCTCCACCACCACCTCCGTTACCACCTGAACCATTTGAAGGTGTATCGCCACCACCACCACCTCCACCGCAATAATAAACAGCAGAACCTGTAATTGAAGAAGAAATCCCTACACCGCCATTACCAGCAGACCCTGATGTTCCATTTGCCCCAACAGCACCAGCACCGCCACCACCGCCACCAGCGACATTTGGAACTCCTGCATCATAACCAATGCCACCATTATTACCTTGACCAGCAGTTCCTGAAGATGCGCTACTTCCTTGATGTGCGCCACCGCCTCCTGAACCTCCTGATGCGCCATTAACATTTCCTGCGCCACCGCCACCACCGCCACCAAGCGATGTATTTGAATTAAAAACGGAATTTGAACCAGTTGCACCACGACTGTTTGATGAAGCTGAACCTCCTGCACCTACAGTAATGGTATATACAGTTCCTGGAGTTAAATTAGATGTTCCTGTTAATAAACCACCTGCGCCACCACCTCCACAAGCAATAGATGATGAACTTCCTCCACCACCACCACCAGCAGCAATTAAATAAGAAACGGCATATTGACCAGAAACATAAGTAGTCCAACCACTTCCGTTATACATTTCTGCGCCATTAATTGTAGTATTCCATCGCATCGCACCAACAACAGGGCTTGATGGTCTTTGTGCAGTTGTTCCTGTAGGCAAAACTAATGCGCCAACTGTGCTAGAAGCATCAATAACTCCACCAGTTGCAGTAATAGCTAAATTACCTGAAGTATCAGGTGTAACACTAAAAGCTGTGCCTGTAGTTGTTCCGATGTTTATAGTTGTAGACATTATGCAATCCTAAAAGCAGTAATTGTGCTGTCTTTGCTGTTACCTGATGAGTTGTAAAGCATAGAAGTTCCTGAATAAGTTGTAGCATTTACACTTATTCTGATATTTCCAGCAGGACTAGCAATGTAACCTGACAATGAAATTGTGTAGTTACCATTCTGTAATGGGCCATTAACACGACAAGAAGCAATAACTGTTGTGCCATCCCATAATTTAGCACTCCAGTTTGAGTTAGCATTAGTTGGGTCACGAACAACTACAGTTCCACTAGCAAACCAAGTGCCTGTTGTACCTTGTGAAACAGTTGGGCCATCAATATAAGAACCACTTGTTAAGCTAACATCAGCCCCTAATGAGTTTGTATAGGCTGTATAAGCAAGCATCATTGTGCCTGTAGCAGCAGGAATTGTAAGAGTATTAGTTCCAGCAACATCAGGCACTACTACACTAATAGCACCTGAAGTATCGCCACTTAAAACTATTTTAGGAGTGCTCATAAAATAACCCAGCGAGAACCAGCAGAAACAGTAATTGTAGTTCCTGCTGCAGTTGTAAATGGCCCAACACTCATCGCATTATTGCCAGTTGCGATTGTATAAGAAGCTGTATTGGTTTTAGCACTAACAATTAATCCATTAGAAGCGACTATTTGAGGAGTTGTCAAATCGCCTGTAGATGGGTTCACTTTAATGCTTGTATTTACATAATCTGTGCTAGTAGAACCGCTAGTGGCAGATTGAAAGCCTAAATAATAGGTTGCATTAGTGGTGGTGCTAGTAATGGTTAAACCACCGCTAGAGGCTGCCCAGGTTGGGACTCCACCAGCAAGGGTTAAAACATAGCCATTTGTGCCTGCGGTCAAGAATGTTGTAGTTCCTGAAGCGGTCTGATAAGGCAATGAACCATTTGCGCCACCAGCTAAATTGGTCGCAGTTGTAGCAGTTAGTGCATTTCCACCAATAGACAAGCTAGAAGCTGTGCCAGTTAAGCCTGTGCCAGCACCACTAAATGATGTTGCGCTTAAAGTGCCTGTATTTGGCACAAAGCTTAATTTAGTAGAACTGGTGGTTTCCCCTGTAATTGTTCCGCTTGTAGCGGTGGTCATTGCAGGGTAATAAGTAGAAACTGAGGTTGTATTGTCAGTGATGGTGATGCCTGATGATGCAGCAGCAGCCCATGTAGGAACACCGCCTGACAAAGTCATGACATAACCATTAGTACCAGCAGCTAAGAAAGTTGTAGTTCCTGACCCTGTTTGATAGGGAACTGAGCCATTAGCACCGCCAGCTAGGTTTGTAGCTGTAGTTGCGCTTGTAGCTGTTGTTGCAGTTGCAGCATTACCGCCAATAGAAAGACCAGAGGCTGTGCCAGTTAATCCTGTTCCTGCTCCACTAAATGAAATGGATGTAAACACCCCAGTAGAAGGGTTGTATTGAAGCTTAGTAGAGCTTGTATATTCTGTTGAAAGGCTTCCGCTTGTTTGATTAGCGAACAGAGGGTAACGAGTGCTATTTGTAGTGGTGTCATCGGTAACAGTCGCATAAGAAACAGGAGTTGCCCAAGTAGGAGTTCCTGTGCCATTAGATTGCAAAAACTGACCAGTAGTACCAGCAGCAGTAAATCCTGTTACTCCTGTGGCAGATTGCCAAGGAATTGCCCCTGCGCTTCCACCAGCTAAATAAGTAGCATTTGTCGCATTAGTTGCAGAGCCTACAGATAAAGTAGATTGAGCCACATATTGCGGTGCAGTTGCGCCAGCAGTTAATACATAGTTTGTAGTGCCAAGGCTTAGGAATGAAGTAGCTCCTGCGCCTGATTGATAAGCTAAAGCACCAGCAGTACCGCCAGCAATATTGGTCGCTGATGTTGCTAAAGTGGCTGTTGCTACAGCACCGCTAACAATAGAGCCTAAAATTGAGGTAATCCAGCTAGGATTTGAATAAGACCCTGTTGTATAAACTCCATTGGTTACAGTCCCAGCATTTCCTGTAATACCAATTCCCCAAGTGCCTGATGCGCCTGTTCCTGTTGTAGAAGGTGCGCCAATAGTATTGTAGGAAATAGTCTGAGCTACAGAGCCATTAAAAGTAGTGCCAGTTGCGCCACCAGTACCGCTATTATTAAAAGTTACTGAGTTAGGGGTATTGGCTGTAACAGTAGTCGAGCCACCCAAAGAAACCGCATTACCATTAATAGTGATGCTAGAGTTTGCTAAATAACTGTTAGCAATAGGGGTCGCATTCCATGTTCCTGCTGTAAGAGTGCCAACTCCTGTAATTCCTGTATATGAGCCACTAATTAAACTAGAAGCGATTGTTCCGCTAGTAATTTGACTTGCGCCAATAGCAATAGAGGTATTGGTTGCGCTAGTGATTTGCCCTTGAGCATTTACGGCTACTACAGGAACAGAACTTGCCGAGCCATAAGTTGCAGCAGTAACACCAGTATTGGTAATGCTAAAAGTATTAGCAGATAGGGTTAACCCTATACCAGCATAATAAGTACCCAAGGCAGAGAACTGAACAAAGGTAATTGGAGTTACACCAATAGTTCCAGTATCAGCAGAGGTAGATACCCAGCCAGTATTGGCTTGTGAGCCGTTTAAAAGTACTGTGTAAGCCCCTGGCACTTCTGCCCATACATCCATATCAACGGCACGAGTCCATGCGCTTGCAGAGGCTACATAGATGCCGTTTTCAGATGCTGTATTTTGATTTTTTACCAATACTCGGTTACCAGCTAATACTGAATAACCATCAATGGTTTGCAGACCTGACAAAGTAATGTTGGTTAAAGTGCCTACTTTACAAGCAGCTTTAGGATTTAAGCCTTGAGCTACAGTATCAACATAAAGTTTATTAGCAATATCAATAGCATTAACAGGACTATTTGCAATAGTGCCTGTAGTGGTAGCAATACTTGTAAAGTAACCAGCAGCAGGAACAGAACCACCAATAATAGAACTATCAATAGTGCTATTAGTAATGGTTAACCCTGATTGAATAGGATTAATAGTTGCATAAAAAGGCTTACCTTGGCCTATGAAAGTTTGAAAATTTCCATAAACATCAAAGTAAGCCTGAACAGGCAACAAATTCTGAACTACAGAATTGGCTGGATTAGCCATGTTTAAGCCTTAATAAGCGAAACAATTAACTAAAACAACATCTCCAGCAGACATATTTGTAGCAGCACCTGTTGTTACAGAATAGCTTGTAAATGTAACTGAAGTAGTTGAGCTTGCTGTTAACTGCAAGAACAATGAATTACCATTAGTTACATCAGCAGCAAAAGCAAGCCAGCCATTTACTGCAGTTGGCAAAGTAATAGAACCATTGGCTGCGCCACCAGTACCAACAACAATCTTAAAGCACATTGTATTGGCTGCTGTAATAGTTGGACTTGTACCCCATCCTGAACCAAGACTAGGCAAAGTTGCGCTACTAGCAAGCAAATTACCACCCATTTGAAATACAGAAGGGTTAATGGTATCGCCAGTAAGAGGAGGGCTAAAAAATTGACCTCCTGGGCCTACTAAACCTAAACAAACACCAGCAGAATTAAACTGGGCCTGAACAGGCACATTTTGAACTGTTACTGTAGAAGCTACTTGATTTGAACTCATTATGCAATTCCTTCACCAGGGGTAATTTCAAGGCTAGTAGCTGTTCCTGCAATAAACCAAGCATTTGGTGGGATACCGCTAAATACACCAACTCCATTAGGCTGAATAGTAAGCACATTAGCTATACCAGTAGCTGTAGGAGTTGTTGCAGCAGGAGTTACTGTAGCATCGCCTGGCTCTTGTGGTGACCAGCCCACTCGAACCAATCCATTGGTTAAATTGATAATCCGATACCCTGAAGGGTACACATTGTTATTCGACTTAACCTGAACAGGAGAAGTGCTTACTAGGTAAGTTGGGCCAAAAGGCGCAAAAGCTGAATCATAAGCCATGTTTTAACTCCTTAAACTACACTAGCTGGGATAGGACTATCTTCGCAAGTAGAAATTTTAAGCAATAAATTACCAGCAGTTTGAGTTGCTGAAGAACCAGTAGAGTTTACCAATCGAACAACAACTTGATTTGCTGTATTGGTATAAGCATTTCCAATAGAAATACCAGTTACCAAAGCAGCATCAAAAGCAGCTTGAACAAAATCATTAGGCTGAACACCAGGAACAGTTAAAGTTACATCTGTTGTTGTGCCTGAAATAGTTGTTGATGGGAGTGTTACTTGGACAATGGATTGGGCAATGATATTGCCACGACAAACAGTAGTCTTAGACATAATTTTTCCTTTAAATAAGGTAATTCAATTATAGGTTATTCAAGAAAAAAAGCCACACTTTTTGGGCATGGCTTTTTTCTTTTACTTCATGGATTCTTAATAGAAACCTGGGCTTAAATCATATCCATAAATATACACATCAACAGTCGCAGTAGCGAATGCCGTAGAGATATTTACATATACAGTTTGTGCTGATTGTGCTGTATTAGGATTTGAAGCTGCTGAAATAGTTACATAAGATGGAGTAGTTTGACCTGTCAAAGCTGCTGCTGTCAAAATACTTGTTGTGCCACCTTTATTAACTGCTGTGTAAACACCTAAATTAACAGAAGCTACAGATTGTGTTGCGCCAGCATTGTTAGCATTAGCTACCACTACTGAAACAGGAACATAAAGTGCGCTGTTGTTAATTTGAACAGCAAAGTCTGCTGCTGCTGCGGTTGAAACACCTTTCAACACACCTAAAACTCGCAAAGCCTGTTGGCTATTTAGGTTCGATGGGTGGGTCGAATTTTGGACTGCTGGGCCTGGATTTGCCATGATTTTATTCCTTAAATTTAGTTAAAAGGGAAGGGCTTTCGCCCCTCCGTTTATTAAGCTGCTACTCGGCAAGCCAACTCTGGGTAGAGTGGGGCCCAACCATACAGAACATCAACACGAGTCGGAATCGAATCATTGTTAATAGTGTATTGGCGCACGACTCGCATGGACAGACCAATTTCTTTGTCTGATGCACGACCAGCAAAATGAACACCTTCAGGCAACTCTAAGTCAGCCATAGCCATTGTGAATGCATTGCGGTGCATTACGATGTTTTGTGGAGAAACAATACCATTTCCACTTGCATTGTATTGTGATGCAAAGAATGTCACAGCAGCAGTTGCTGATGGGCTAGGGATGCTCACATTCTGGAACTGACCACCGCTAATAACAGCAGGAGAAACAGTTACAGAAACAGAAGAACCAGAAGCCACAGAAACAGCAGACTTAACTACAAATGAACGAAGTTTGTTTGTGCCATAAGCTTGACGATTTTGTGGGTTAACTGCATACACACCAGCGATTTGGAATGTATCACCAGCATTCAAGTTGATTGTGCCAGTATTAGCAGCAGTCAAAGTGATTGTGGATTGTGAAGCCCAACCAGAAGTCAAGAAACCAGTTGCAGTTGTAGTTGCAACAGAAGCAGTAACAGTAGAGCTAGAGAAGTTACCAAAAGTTTGTGACACGATGTTTTGGTCAAGTTTCCAGTTCATACCGCCAGAATCGCGACCCATCAAGCCCTTTTCATACTGCATACCAATCTTGTCATTAGGAACAAACAAGCCTTTCAAGCTATCAACAATAGTTGCAGATGTAAATGGCTCAACGATACAGCTTCTACGACCATCACGAGGTGCGCCTTCAGAATCAAGGTAAGCCTGTGCTGACAAGTATGTATACAAGCCAGTTGGAGGAGTACCAGCAGTACCAACGATGTTTGCTGTGTTCAATGCTGCTGTAGTAGTACCATCAAAGTCGATTTTGTTGGCAATAGCTGCAACGGCTGGCTTAAGGATGCGGTCAGAGAACATATCCAAAGACAAAGCTAAGTCCTGGGTGGTAAATTGAGTATCCACATGGAACTGAGTGCTTAAAGTTACAGGTACAGAAGTTTCATTCAAATCTTCCACATTCAATGCAGGGCCAGTAGTACCGATGAAACGGCCTGGTCTGCGGACATTGACTGTTGCGCCAATTTTTGCGCCAACTACAGCGAACTGGTCATCATAGTTGCGGTCAACTTCAGAAGTGAAAGTTAATTCATTTTCGAGAACCATTAAGGCCTCATTAGTAATCTTGCTAATCGTCAATAAAGTATTTGACATTTTAAATCTCCAAAAAAATTAGGTTTATCTAACCTTGCCAGATTGCCTTGCAGCTTTCCATTGTGCATAAGTCCCATGAAATTCACCATTGGTGTCCACAAGAATATCTGCTCCAACTTTGCCACCACTAAGCGGTCTGATAGGGTCAGGTGCTTTACTTCCTGAAACAATCGCCTTTACTTTTTCAGCTTTTGGCTTTTCTGCCTTAGCTTCAAACTTAGCCTCAAGTTTGCCAATTTCTTTCAGAGCTTTAACAGAATCCATTTCTGTTAATTTGCGAGCATAATCTTCATCAGAAGCAAGTGCATATAAGACTTGAGGCCCTACATCACTTTCAAGAATTGCTTTTTTGATTTCATCGCTAACCACTACATCACTTGATTGAACAATTCGGTCAAAATCAGGCATTTCTTCTTTTGCTTTTTCAAGCTTCTTATTCCAAGATTCTATTTTCTTGGCTTCAGCTTCTTGAGCTTTGCGACTAGCTTCTTCTGCATCCCTTCGCAATAAAGCATTTTCTGCACTCCATTCCGCTAATGCCTCTGCATATTCATAAGCATCATTAAACTGGTCTGCTCTAGGTTTACCTTCAACTACAGGTTTTTGTTCCTGTTGCTCAGGGTTTACCCTTGCTTCATAACTCCTTAGCTTTTCTCTAAGCTCTTGAGCTTCAGCTTCCGCTTGTTTAGCTCTTTGAGTTACCTTATCGAATCGCTTATTTAGCTTATCTTTAGACTTTTCAGGGTCTTGTTTCTTAGCTTCTTCCTTTGCTTCTGGTTCACTCTGTTCCTGTTCCTGTTCTGGCTCTGAATCTTTCTTTACAGATTCAGCCTCAGCTTGAGGTTCTTGGTCAGCTAAACCTAATCTTTCTGCATAAAAGGTTGTTGCATTGTCACTTGTTATTACATTTGATGCTTCTCTTACAACTTCTGATTCGGCCATGATTTCTCAAGCTCCAATTTAAGTTAAAAATACTACTAAAAATAATTCTTGTCTATTTATTCCGCTTTAGATGCTTTTTTAGTTTCTTTAGCAGCAGACTTTAATAAAGATTTTTGTTCTTTCAAAGCCTTTTTATCTAATCCTGCGAATGGATTGACAGGCTGGGCTGGCTCATATTTCTTGCCAGCTCTGCGAGCCATTTCTTTCATTTTCCACTCTAATGCATTATCACCTGTAATTGTTGGCATATTTCCTCCGATTGTTAAATGCCTCTTTCGATTGTTTCATCTAATGCTGCTCTTTCACTTCTTAAATCTAATTGGGCCATGACTAAAGCCAGTTGTGCCTTTAATTGCTCCACTTCTAGCTGAGTTTGAGTCTTAATAACTGTGTCATGGGCCTGAGTATCGGTTCGCATTCTAGTATCTTCTCTGCGAACTTCCATCTCCATTTGAGTTTTTTGCAGCATAGCTTTGTCTTTTTGCTCTGCAACAGAAGCCCCATATTTCATATCCAAGGTCATCTGCTGAATCTGTTGTTGCAACTGTTGGATAACAGATTGAGATTGTTTGAGCTGCATCTGAGCTTGTGGTGGAATATCGGCTTTTTCATCAATCTGAGCCAATGGATTAGCAGCAGCCAAGCGGTCAGCAATAATGTCAGCACCAGGGAAGTCCATATTTCTAAAGACCAAGTCACCTGCTGTTTGCATCAAATTAGGGTCAGCAGTCAATAGAGTCATCATAGAATCTACCGCTTCTTGTCGCTTAGAAGCATAGCCAGGGCCAGTTTCCATCACAATGTCATATTCACCAGTAGTTACATCATTCAAAACTCGGTCTACACCTTGTTCATCTTGAGTCTTTTGGTTAATGCCCACTAACTCGCCTTTACCATCTGCTCCAATGATTCGCATTACTCTTTCTTCAGAATAAATATGAGGAATTAAATCCAAGCAGATTCGACCAGACTGCCTAATTGACCTTGTAAGGTTGTCATAGTAGTGGAAATTGGTCATGTCAGTTTGTTGCTGTTGACCATTTAGAGCTTTTCCAGACTGCATACCTTGTGGCAACTGAGCAGGGTCATAAATACCGACAACTGCCATCAAGTCTGAATTTAAACCTTGGAGAGCTGTAACCATTCCAGTAGGAGGTGGCTCTGGCTGAATCCTTGTAGGAACTGGAGCTGGAGCACCTTCAGAGTCTTTTTGCTTATAGCGCAATACAGGCATAGACTTAATATTGGCCTGATTCCACTCCATTTCATGACCTTCATCCTGACCTTCTGCAAGGAGGAATTTAGCCTTTGGAGCAAGGGCAACGGACTCGGTAAGAGCAGTTGACCAGAAGTTATACATTCTTTGTGGGTCTTTAGCCATGCGAGTAAGACCAAACTTCTTCTTCTTACTGTCCACAATGAGTTGTTGACCATATACAGGCACAACAGGAATATAGCGACCAGGCCAATCTTTTTGGTCAAGGATTTGCATTCCTGTTAACTTGCACCACTTAATCTGTTTTTTAATGGTTTCTCGCTTAGAAACTACATAAACCCCTGCATCTTGCATCATGATTTCGGATGGCTTTTCATCCTCAAAACAAGTTGTGCCATCAGATAATAGGTAAAGCTTGGTGCGAATATGCTCGGTATAAAAGTATTCAGCAATGCGAATATCTTTTTTGGTAATCCATTCTGATTGTGAATCGCCTGTGCCACGAGGGTTAAAACCACCGCCATCATCTGCACCAGGGTACATTTTGCGGAATGATTCTTTGCTGATAACCTCGGTAATTAAGCACTTTTCTGCATCTGAACCATCAGGCTCATTGGAATTAGGGTCAAAATAGACCATGAAAGGGTTCTCAATGCGCTTTACATAGATTTCCTGTTCCATTGAATTAGGTCTTGGAAAATCATGAACAATGCGCCAGTAACCCCAGCCCATCCGAACTGCAAAGTCAAAAGCATTGTCATAAGCTGCATCAGCATCTGATTGGTTTTCAATATGGCGCAATATTCCAGTAATAACTTCGGCTACCTTTTCATCGGATTCGGTATTCATGCCATGAGCTACCATCCGAGGTCTTTGTTGTCTTTGCTGATTGGCTATTTGTCGGCAATAGGCATCAATCTTGTTGATGGTCAAATATGGTCTAGATTCAAGCAGTCGGCTATTTTGAATCTCTACAGGCCATTGGTCACCACCAGCGAATTTAAGGTCATCTAAGGCCTCAACTCGATTATTAGAGTCATTTTCAGAACAGAAGCGCAGGAACTGTTTAGCTTCCTCGATTACTCCTGATTCATAGTCATCGCCATATTCGGTGGAATAGACACCACCATTGCTTTCTACATTCATTACCATAATGTTTTCCTATTAGCTCATCCAGCTTGTAACATCATAATTCATGGGCTTTCTTTTGACTACTTTCTTTTCTTGAATCATAAGCCCTATGTATCTGAAAGCATCTGCTCCATGCGAATACTGGTCATGGACAGGCTTTTGACTAAATGCTTTAGTGTCTGGGTCTACATCATATCTGTAGTGTCTTAAACAATCTAGCCCTGCAGAGGTATTATTCTTGTCAAAATAGCATGAATTAAATATGGTTCTAGCAGCATTGATGGAGTCAACAATAGGCACTCTTTCAATGATTCTGACATTAAATCCTGCAGCTCTGACTATTTCTTCAATACTTCTGCCATTACTAGCGATTGTTTTGTTTCTAGCATCATGGGGCAGATATAAGGTGTCATAGACATAACCAAAGGTCTGCATCTTTCCAAGAATCTCACTCATAGTTGTCTGAGTGGTTTCATAGTATCGAATAAGCCTGGTTTCCATGCCTATGAACTGAACAAACCATATAGCAGTAGCATCGGCCCATCCAATATCAAATACTGCCATTACAGGCTTTATAGGGTCATAAGGGACATTGCATATTCTGTTGTCTGCTTCTGCCCTTTGCATCTCTTTAGCAAAGACTGCTCCATCAATGGTAGACCGAGTAAAGCCTTCCCAGACATTCTGATAAGCCTCAAAGTCCCTATTCATTAGGGATTGCCTCTCTAGGTCTAGGACAGCAGGAAACCAAGGGTTGTCATTCCAGTTAACTTTTTGCACTACAGCATTATCAGGAGGATTCAAAATGAACCGCTTATAGGTTTCATCGGTAGGCAACTCAGGGTTAAAAGTAACCCAAATCTCGGAGTTTTCCTTACGGATGGTAGGAATCAGAATATCCCAGCTTAATTTTGAGATGTTATTAGCTTCCTCACACCAACAGTAATCTATGCCCTCGATAGACTTTAGGCCATTGATATTGTTCTTAATGCCAGCAAAGATAAACTCTGTGCCATTCTTGCCCCTAATAGTGCTTTGAGTCACCTCATAATGGGCTTCTAGCTTTAGGTCATAGATTTGGTCTACAAGGAGCTTATGAACAGAATCCTTGATTGAGGTCTGGAACTCACGAGCACATAAGACTCGAATAGTCTTGAGAACTCCCTTGCATAGCAACATTCGGGCTACAGAGTGCGATTTTCCACCCCCTCTACCGCCATGTAATATTCTGTACCGACTATGTTCTGGTTCAACTAAGCATTTAAGCTTTTTAGGGAATTGAGGCCAAATAAAGCCTGATGTATCAATCTGGCTTGACATTGCCATCCACGAACATGAAGCCAATGCCCTTTACAAACTCTGCTCCATCAGGGCCACTAATCTCTGTAGCTTGGACAGCTTTGCCATCCATTCTGTCAATTACTTCTTTCACAGCCCAAGGTTCTCCCTCTACTGCTGCATCTACAAGCTTCTCTGTAACCTGTCTTAGCTTTAAAGCATCATTTTGAACAAGAACTTTTCTCAACTGGTCAGAAAAGAGTTTCCCTTTCCTCGCATTCTGATTGCCCTTTAAGCTCTCAGCAATCTTCTCATTCTTAGAAATAGTTGTTTCGGTTTCCATGTCCATGATTTAATTAGCTTTAGGTTAATGATTGTTAACTTTAAGTTAATGGTACTACTCATTGTCCATACTGTCACTATTAGCCTCTGCTTCATTTACATCAGCTTGGAAAGTAGGACTATTAATGAGGTTTGTATATTGGTCTTGAAGCTCTTGTGGAACTCCTGGTTGTAATACTAAAGCATTCATATCTGCCTGAATTTCTTCAGTAGATTGAGGTACTGGATAAGGAAGGTAAATATTAGGAGTTGTCATTATTCTGGCTCTACTGTAGTTTCTGCTGGTACTTCTGGAGTTGGCTCTACAGGAGTCATTTGCTTTGCTACTTCAGCATTGGCTTTTAGGATAATCTCATCATGAAGCTTTTGCACCAATTCCATTGGGAGCTTTCTCAATCCAGCAAGAATTAGCTCTAATTCTGCGGTTGTATGCTCAAAAGTGATTTTTAGGTCTTTGATATTCATTTTTTACCTTTTTTTGCAGCTTCTTTCTTAACGGCATAAGCAATAGCTACTGCCTGCTTTACTGGTTTTTTGCCTTCTTTGACTTCTTTGGCAATATTCTCTTTAAAAGCCTTTTGGCTGGTTGATTTCTTTAGTGGCATGGTTTTGCTCCTAGTGGTTGCTTTCTTTAAGGCTGGTTTAGGTTTTGGTGCTTGCTTGTTTAATGCTTTAGCCACATCCTCAGTATTGAAGTTTTTAGGCCACATTTTTGCTATTTGCCTGGCTCTATAGTTGTAATAGGCCCATGCGATTACAAAGATTGCAAAGGCTGTAAAGACTAATGACATGACTAACTCATCCGACATTTTGGGCTTCCTCAAAACAAACATCCTGCCAACTCATCACCAGATACTTAACCCCATCTTCATAGTAAGGGAAGTATTTGAGATATTCCTCGCCTGGGTCATCATTCATAGTGCCAAAGCGGATTCTTGCTCCAACTTCAATAGGCATATCTTCTCTGCGACCACCTGAAAGCTTTTTACCAGGGCCAACAGCAATGACTGTACCCATGTTTTCGACTTCTTTGTTATCAACAATAATGATGCTAGAAAGCTCTCTAACATCAGGTTTGACTACAATTTTGTCTGCTAATGGCTTGAGTTTCATGATTTTCTAGGCCTTCCTGGTTTCTTTTTTGGTTGTTCTTCAGTAAAAGTAACAGTCAATCCAGTTGTTATGGCTTCAATAACATGGTTTTTAATGGGTTGCCATTCCCCACACCAATCTTCATTGGCTTTGTTTTGTGAAATTGGGTATCTTTTGCAGACTCCCATTCTTTCCCCAAAAGAAAAAAATCGACACAAATTGCAAGTGTCATTATGCTCTTTGTTAGCCACAGTTTCTCCGATTAATTGTGGTTAGAAAGCCCTGTTAGCGCACGACTATCAGGGTTTTCGCTTTTTTACTTCTTAGTTCTTTTTCTCATACTTATCTTCCATCGCATAAGTTGTGCGCTTATGGTCATAGCAGATACCAGCAGTACGGCCTGTATTGAACTCTTTGTCAGAGCCAATAGCATCTTCTTTACCCATTGCAACACCGCCACGATGAGATTTTTCCATTCTTTCGCCAGACATATCTGCCTTGCCAGCGCCTTTAGGTACAACTACACCCTTGGCAGGAATACCTGCTGTAGAGTTTGGATTACTTGTTTTGCCCATTGCCATAATTTTTCCTTTTGCAAAAGAAGCTGCAATATCGCAGCTCCTTATATTTTGCCTTATTGGTTACCCATGTCAAGCACTTTAAATACTGGTTGATTTTTAAAAGAAATTGCCATATTTTGAGCTGAATCATGATAGCCAGAATAACCAGCTTCTTTAATCATTCTTTCCCAATCATTAGCTTTAGTTTCTGCATCAAGAATATTAAATTTATCTCGATTAAATGTATCAGCCATTTTTAATAAATTATCTGGGTCTTTTCTTACATCATAAGAATTTTCAATATTCGATTTATATTGATTTGGGCCAAGACCAGGCTCTTTCATCTCTGGGTTTAAGTAAAAATGAGTCCTGTCTTTAACAGCTCCAGGGGCTCTTAGTCTTTCAGCTTCCTGGCCTCTTATACCAAAACCATACTTTTTAACATCAGTCTGGCTTAAATTTGGGCTATTGCTCCAATGAAATCCTTCAATAGTTTGACCATTTTCAGGAACTATATGTTCTTTCATATAATTTGGAACACCACCTCTGTAATCTAATTCAAGCATATCAGGGGGTAATGCCAGGCCTGTTTGTTTAGCATATTCCCATTGACCGCCTAATTCCCTAAGCTTTCTGTCCATTTCTGAGGTATCTTGGCCCATTTTTTCGGCTGCTGTCTTTTCTACCCTCATCAAGGCCATTTCTTTTTCAAGGTCTGCATTGATTCCAGAATAATTTACAAAGCTGTTTTGACCTCTGGTTTCAGAAGCAGCAGCTATTTGAGCCAATGGGCTTAAAGTTTCTTTGTGAGCTCCATAAGCCAATTCTTCACCTTTTCTGCCAAAGGTTGAGCCTGTAGTGCCATGACCAATATAGTCATGAACTGCCCTAAATTTTTCATTAGTATTTAAGCCATAGTAAGGGTCAAATTCATTGAGAAAAGGATGCTCCTCACCACCTCTAAAAACATACATATGGTTTTTATTAAGGGCATCATCTAGCATTTCTCTAGAATTAGCATAATTGGCATTGCCACCATGAAAAGAAAAATTAACCCCTTTATTCACTAAATTATCAAATTGCTGGTTTACTTCTTGGCGCAAAGCCCCATAGGATTTATGAACCAAATCATCATAATTTTGAATATCATGCTTTGCTAATAGTTCAGGATGCTTTGCTTTGTAATCCTGATAAATGGCATCTTTTAAAGCTGGACTTACATCATCCTTAGATAATGTTTCATAAGCCCTGGCAATAGGATGTTGTTTTAAAAGGGATGAGCCTGGCATGGCTTTGATTTTTTCAATGTCAAAGTCTGGGTTATGTTCTTTGGCTATTTGGATGGCTTTATTTTGTTCCTGACCATTGAATGCACCGCTTCCTTGTGACTCTCTAAGTTTTCTATTTGCAAAGCTTGTTTGAAGCTTTTCTTGTCCAGAAGTGGCTTGATTCCATGCTTTTTCATTACTCTGAGGTAATCCTGATATTCGTCTAAATTGTCCTTCATCTTTATATCCTTTTTCTAAATTTTCTGGATTAAATATCTGATAATAAGTTCCTCCTGTCATATCAGTATGTTTTACACCTTGATACCCTTGGCTAATTAGCTGATCTGTAAAATATTTGTCTGCCTCATCTCTAGATGCAAGTTTTACTTTTCCTTCATCAATTAACCTTCTTACAACAGCACCCTTGCCTGTAGCTGCTACTTCTCCAATATTAGGATTGGTAGTAAACCAAATACTTCCATCAGCAGACTTTGCAATATCAAAACCTGCTTTTTCAATTTGTTTAGCTGCTTCTTTGCTTGTTCCATGAAATATTGCTGTTGCTCCCATAAAGTTTGGCAAATAATTTTGAGTAAATTCTTGCATTGCTTCTGGGTAATAGTTTGGATTTGGCTTGCCTAAAAAGTCAGTTTTATACAATCCAGCCATAGTTTTATCCATAGCTCTTTGATTTTTTTCAAAGTTTTCAGGCCATTCTTTCCAATATTTGTCTAATTTTGTAGACAAAGTTTCTCTTTGATTTTTTAATTTTTTATTATCAAATTGTTTTTGAATTTCATCTGCTAGAGCCATGATTAGTCCATATCGAGCATTTTTATAAGGCGAATAGCAGCATCTACCGAATCAATTCGGCTTACTGCCCCTCCCCTCCATTCTTGCATGAATTTGACTTGTGGATCAGTAAAAGTTGCTTTGGAATCTCGCTTTATTTCTACCAATACAGACTTACCTTTATACCCAATGAGTAAATCAGGACAGCCACGACCAACAGTTGATAAATTAAGCACAGAAGCTCCAAGCGCAATAAAAGTATGCACAAGTTGCTTTTGGTTTTCATCAACTCGCTTTTTATAGTAAGTCATCTAGTAATGCCCTAGTTTTCTCAATGAGCTGCTCTGGTGAAAACCCCCAATAAGAAGTGAACTTTTTAGCCCCAAGCGAGTGATAACTGGTATCTCCAAGGCGATGGTGGTAAGCGCAGAGGGGGATTGCAGGAGCAGTATCTCGCTTTCCCCCAAATCTTCTGACATGGTGGATTTCTGTAGGTGTATCGGTTGTTTCAATTCCATGTTGCCTGCACAATATGCAGCCCAATCTCGCCAGGCGAGCATATTCATCCTTTTGTTTTTTAGTAGTCATGAGCTACATCTTCTAGTTTTAATGCTGCTTCTACAATTTCATTGGCTATTTGAGCTGCTTTATCTTTATCCTGTGAAATCATCGCAGAATAATACTGTTCTAAAAGCTTTTTTAGGGTCAAGTATGGCAAGCTGAAGTCTTTCATGTTGTGTCCTTAAATTTAAATTTCTATAAATAACCCCATCATGCCATTGCATATCTACCGAATTTTCATATAGCTCAATGATTTTATTGGGTTTTACCCAAATAGGGGCTTGTTTTTCTTTAAAACAAAAAGCATAAATCAATGGAGCTTCATCTGAACTAAAGGCTTCCACCATTTTAGGTAACAACTCAAACTCTTTTTTCTTAAAATTATCTGTTCCCTTTACAGCAATTACATAAGTTTTTCCAAAAGAATTAGTAATTACATAATCTGGAAGGTTTCTAAGAATGGGATTTATTCTCCAAAATTTAGGCACATTATTATTTTTTTCATCAAATCCAAGCCTTTGAAATTTTGTATCAAAAACATTGCAATATTTTTCAAATAAAGCTTCTCCATCACTTTTAGCAGTAGAAACCCTTTCAATATAAGAATTTCCAGAATGGCTCATATACCACCTTGTCTGCGATTGCTGGATAAAGTGCGCCAAATATCAATAATTCGCTGTTCATGCTGCCTTTCATTATCAATTTTCTTAAATTGAACATAAGCTTGTAAATGAGCATCTAGAGCATCGGCATATTTCTGGCTCGCTATGGCTTTTTGTTCCCTTTCTGACACTCCCCCCTCAGAAAGTAAAAAAGAATGCGCCTTGGCCTGTTTAATGCCTTCTGCAAGGTAATTTACCTGTCCACCAAGTGCAGCATGAAGCTCATTGGTTTCAGCAAGCTTAGTTAAAGCCATTTCTACCCTGTTTTCATCCAATTTATCTAAATTCATTTCCATTCTCCATATTCATAGGCTCTATTGCCTTTAAGCCATTGTTCTTCAAAATCCCTTACCAACTGCCAATCAAACTTGCTTTTGCTCATGTATTCTCTAAAAGCTTTTAAACCCCATTGTCTGCGCCACATAATTAGCTGACGAACAGCGCAGCGATGCTTGTGCTTTTGCTCATCCATTGGCCTTCTTCTTATCCCTAAAATCCAAGATAAATTTCTTCATCTCAAAATAGCTGTTAAATCGAGCTTTCGAAGGGTCACCTCCACATTCGACCCTATATGCCTCCTCAATCTGTTTATCGCTTCCTAGGGGCATTTCTGTGGCTTTTTGGGCTGCTTGATGAATCCAAGTAGCATCGAATGACCTCCAGCCCTTAAAAATGATGGTTTCTAGCACTTGGTCTAGTGGCATCTTGGCTAATTCAGCTTCTTTGATAAGCCTTGTAAGAACTCGGTCTGTAACTGGTGCTTTTAATCTTTTTCTATAAACCAAAAAATCAGACCATAAATCATCACTCACTCCGACAGGAGTGGGTATAGTTTTTATATGGTTCTTGGTTATTGGTTCTTGGTTCTTGGTTGGCATTGGGGGGTGTTTAAG